TGTCCACATTATCATGCTCGCCGGGAGTACCGACCAGATAGTATGGATGGATATTATGCGTGGCTACATAATCGTCTACTGCCTGCATAACATGCGAGTGTCCGTTTATATAATCATGCCCGCTCACGATCCCACCGCTTCTGACTATCCGGCTCCAGTTTTCGATATCCTCATCGATATATGGGTGATTATGATTTGCATCGATGTAGACGAAATCCAGACTGCCACTATAAAACTCCTGGACTGCATCGGCGCTCATCTTACGCACAATCGTGACGTTATAGGGCGCTAGATTTATTATAGCGTTGTTGTAATCGCCTTCTAGATGTCCGGGGTCGGTAAAATCGATATACTCCGGGTATGGTTGCCAGGCGTCAATGCAATACAAATGGACGCCTGGATTAGCGCGGCAAATGATCTCGGAATAGGGGCCGCTGCCAACACCGATCTCGGCCCCGGCTTCATAACCCATCTGAGAAAATAAACGCGCCAGGGTGATCCGACTTGAACTTGGAATTACAATCGGATCAGCCTGGAGCAGGCATAAATAGATTATCGGGTCGATCTTATCTTTCAATGGGTTGTCGCCGCATTCCCATTTCATTACTCGCCGCTCCTCCTACCGGCTTGCCGCCCGTGCTCTCGAATGAACGCAATAGCATTTCCCCAAAGTTATCGCTCGCCTGCTGCTGCTCACCCAGGCGTTCTTGCACTGATTCCCAATTATACCCTAACCTTTCGGAAACCGTTTGCTTATCAACTACGCCCATATTCAAATCAGCCTGTAATGCAGTTCTTAGAGCCTGTTCATCCACGGGCAGTGGATCTTCCCAGTTGATCGTGCAATCATATGGTTCTGCTCCGCTGAACATGAAAATACGTCGATTGATCTCGCGCAGGCCCCAACCGTATAGACCGCGCTTAGTCTCTAACTTGTTCAGCGCGTCATAGAATAGGATGCGCAGCCCGAAGTTAGTAAGCGCCCCGACCTTGTCCTTCATACTGGTGATGTCAGTATTCCTGGTCACATCGAAGATGATCTGACGCAAATTATTAGCGTGCCCGACTGCTCCAGGCACATCGCCCACAGCCGGGAGTTGGAATATCTCAGATTCGGGATTGTCTTTATTAGGCATCTTATCCGGACCAACATCCAACTCGGCGTCATCGCCCGATCCGCCCGCTATTCTTTTGCCGCCAAACCCGCGTGACCATCTAAACGGATGGGCGAACAGGCGAATAATGCGGTTGGTATTAGATATGGCAAAGTTGCTCCTGTCCTGGAGCTCGATCACATCATCCGGGATGTCAGGCATACCCCAGACGTTGCCTATCATAGGCAAGTTCTGCCAATGAATGATGGGCGGCAACGGATACGGCCATATTTCCTCGTTGATGACTATCCATTTGCCGCCTGTGTCGCGACTATTGATCTCATTGCGGATGAGCCAACTCGTTAGTGGCTGGGTGGTATCCTCCCAATTGCCAACGATCATGGTCTCACGCTTTGCTACCTCCTTCTCATTCAGATCGACCGTCTTATATTGCGTAATATAGCGGACTACCTTCTCATCGTCATCCGGGTCGGTGAGCACGTCCTTGAAGATCGGATCCTGGGCGACAATGCGCCAAGCCTTTTCGTCATCCGATATGAGCTTGACGAATACCGTCCCATCCTCGCCGCCGTACATGGCTAACTTGTGTAGCAGGATTGGCTTATTGTTGGCTTCCCAGATGCCTTCGATAAAGTCGATGGCTTCATCCGGTACACTTTCCTCCCACTCGAACTTAATTTCCTTGCCGAAAAGCAAGGAGATGCCGCGGTCAAGCGCCAACCCAAGGAAGTTGCCAATCACGTTATCGTCGAAGCCCTCGCGGGTCTTTTTGAGGAAACGTTGCTGGACACCCAGGCGATAACTGCGCCGCCCGACCATCGTTTGCGCCCGGTCTGCATAGGCAGAGTTATGTTCACCCTCAAGCCAACCTACAATTTTTGTCTTAATCCATTTGTTCAGATTATCAATCAGTCCCATGTCACACCTTCCTACCAGTTCGCGAAAGGATCATCAACCATCGTCATTTCATATGCAAGGCTATCTTCTTCATAGGCATATCTGGTCGCGTCTATGATGTGGTTATTATGCTCGATGGGCTGCCTAATAGCAACCCCGTTCTTGTCCTCTTTCCACTTATATTGCAAAAACTCATTCTTGGTATTGACACACTTCGCGTCGATGACAATGCTCTGCTGCTGGAGCCATTGGATACCATAAATGACGCTATCTTTGCCCTTGACGGCGGGCCGTGCATCCACGTTATAGAGCCGTAACTCCGCAATACTTTTGGGCTCGGCGCTGTCACAGATCACGCGATCCCTGCCACATATCTTTATGACATCTCCGGCCAGGACATCGTTGGTCATTCCGAGTTCGTAGAGCTCGTTGAAGATGTAGATAGTTTTATTTTTCTGATCATAGTGGGAGCGTGATAACGCCGCGGGATCGGAGGAAAAGCCGAAGTCCAGACCATTTCTGCGATTTGTAAACGTCGCCTGTAAGCTAGACAAATCCTCAATGCGCCAATTGGTGAAAATAACATGCCCAAGCACACCCCAATTACCGAACGTGTAAACATCCCGATAGTATTTATCTTGTTCATTTTCTAAATCCTTTATATCATCCTGGGTCAAAAAGCGATTGTGAATGTACCAGGTCTTGAGGATGGATAGCGCATTACTCTTATACTCGGTCTGGCTATCGGTCAGCGATATGTTATTAAAATACGTCTCATAAACCCAATGCGTCTGCATGATCGGGTTGAAGGAGAGTGTCAATCGCTTAGGTATATCATCACTACCACCGCGCTGCCGCTTATAGAGCTGCTTGACATCGTTGCGACTGACTTCCGTTGCCTCTTCGACCCAAATATCCGTGATCACACCTTTAGCCGGTACTAATGACTTCAACTTCTCGACATCATCCAACCCAGCGAAGATGATCTGATAGCCATTGGTGCAAGTAATGAGCATATCTGACTTGTTAATATTGAATAGTTTATCCACGCCCCAACCGGCAATGACACGGCAAATCTCGGTGAACACAGAGCCCCGCAGGGTACGAGCTACCAGGCGAACCACTAGATAGTTCCTTTTCCCCCGCATGACATCATAGACTGCCCGCTGCGCCAGGAATACCGACTTACCAGATGCGCTGCCGCCATAAAATATTTGCGTGCGCGACATATCCCGGAGATAAGGCAGGTAAACGTCATTGAATACGCCTGGCTCAATAATGACATCAGTCATCTAATCCTTTTACCCTAACGAAGATTGCGCCGCCGTCCGCGCCGGTGATTTCCTTGCGCTCGATAGGAGGCCCAACCAAATAATCAGCGATCCATTTCCGTGCTGTTGCATCGCCACGCTTCGCCTGATCGACTGCCTTTGCAACAATTGCCGCCCAATCATCGGCAGAACAAGCCGTCATCAGGATACGGTAATACATCTCCTCTTTGGGCTTAGATGGTCGCCCACCCATCCCAGGATGACCTTTTACAAATTTGCCGTCTTTGTCTCTGACCATGCCAATAGTCTACGCGTTATCTGGATTCGCTATGATTGCTCGAATTTCAAGTCCTTGCCAATCCAGCAATATCTTAACCTGTTCCCGGCAATCTTCCGGCAGATTCAATACAACCGAAATTGTCCCATCTACCATAGTCTTTATCTGCCGTATTTCAGCGCGCACTTCAACCGCCTTGATCTTATCGCCCATCATTCCTCTGCAATGATCTCAAGCCAATGCTCATGTGTATTTCCGCCAATCGTCACCTTACATTCAAGGCGATATGACTGTCCGGCGACAAGCGCCGTTACCAGCGGAGTTACAATCGTATCGCCAACTATGCTGGCGGTACCACTCAAATTAGTGGCAGTCATATCGGTAAGAGCAGCATTCTTGATAACGACAATCGGGCTGGTGGGCGTACCGATTGCCGTCCAAATGAAAGTATAGGCAAGCGATTCATCCTCGCCTTGATATTTGGGTGATTCTTCTGCTTCTCGTGGTGATGTCATATCTACCTCACGCTGGTACTGTAATCGTCAAATCACGCGCCTGGATAGTGAGCGGCGTGCCCGTGTCCGGCGTCTCGAATTGAAACGCGCCAAAGGTGGGAAAGCGTTCCGTATACCAGGCCGGATAGGATGTATAGCCTGGCGGCATGGGCAGCGACCAGGAAGCCGCAAGCATAGTAACAGAACGCGTCGGGCTGTCGGCGTCATACAGAAAATCAACATATTCATCGTGATAGAGCGCGTTGCTGTAGCGCGCCCACTTCGCATCGACCAAGCCCAATCCGGTCAAGTTGATGTCATCCGTTGCCGCCACTTCCCAATTGAGGACCGCAGCATAAGATTTGTGGCTGTATTCTGATGCAACCGCTGCGACTTTGTTAGTTGTCGGTGGAGGCGTCAGGTCGGTGATATTGTCAGTCTCGGTGCAATTTGTCTGTGTGCCTGTTCCGGTAAAGGTAATCGCCCCATCGGCATCATTATGAGAAATATCTACATTGGTAAATGATCCTGGCGCATTTGCCGTTGCCAGAATTGCATAACCACAGTTAGTGATGTAATTGCCCTGGATAACAAAATCGTGTAATCCACCGGCGACATTTACCAGTGAAATACCCTGGATATAATCGGCTAGTGCATGAGTGGTAGTGATCTGGTTGCCAACAATCGTCCCATGACCCAATGCCCCGGAGAACTGGATACCAAGGTGAATATCACCGCCGACGATATTGCCAATGACATCAACGTACTGGGTGGCGTTATTGATGATTTGTATTCCCCGTCCGCCGCCCGCATGATCTATGTAAATATAGTTGCCCAGGATTTGTATATTCTTGAACGACGCTCCAGTAGCCGAGCAAGTAATAGCCTGCCCCGTCCCCGCGCCTGCGTAGGGGTTCTTGCCATAATTGTAGAATACATTATTCCTGATCGTGATATCCTCGATGTAATCCACTACCGCGCTGTTCGGCTCCATGTCCATGCCCATATCGTCAAGCTCGCGGAAGGTATTGTACTCGATCAAAACATTTTTAGCCGATGTAATCCCGATGCCATAACGGGTATTCTCCTCCAGGATGCAACCACTAATAGTGATCCCGTCGCATGGCCCCGAATCCGTCCCTCCGAATGATTGCACACCCAGATAAATGCTATCCTTTTCGCATTCCCCGATCTGCATATCTCGGATGGTAATATCCCGGCAATAGTAGCAGGCTATTCCGT